CCCACGAGCCGCCCGTCGACCCGTAGCGCACCTCGTAGCGCCACACGTCTGGGTCGGGCGTGCCGGGGATTGTCGGATTGTCAGCGGGCGACCACCATAGGAACACGCGGCCGCCGGCCTCGAGGCCGGACAGCGTGGCGACATTGCCGGGGATAGCGGATTTGCCGAGTATGGTTACCGCGGTCGCTGCGTCTGCCGTTGCCCCAGACGACGAAACAGTGGTAACGGTGAGCGAAAAGGTCTTGCCCTCTTGCAGCGGGCCAGCAGCATAGGACGTTGCGTCGGACGGAACCTTGCTTTGCTGGATAACTGTGGCACCATCGCGCACCGTTACTATGTACTCCAGCAAAAACGGATACGGCGGGACAGACCAAATCACGCGGACCCGGGATGCGAACACGCCTGTCTCTGTTTGGTACGTCTCCTCGGATGCGTACGAAAACGTCACCGACGGCGGGGATGACGGGCCAGGCACACTCGTGTCTGGATAGGTCGGCGCGGCTACGACCGTGCTTGAGTACTTCGCCGGATCGTACTCTACGCACTCCACCGACCAGCGCCCCGGGGATGTCGCCTCAAGTCTTGTCAGTCGCATAAGCTTTGCGCTTAGCCCTAGCGGATGCGTGATGTCGATCACGTCCCCGACCTGCGCTTGCAGGGCGTCATCGAACGCTTGGAATCGAGCAGTGAGGCCGCACAAATTCGCCTCGTTCAGCCGCTCGGTGGCCCAACGCACAGCCTCTGAATGACGCGTGATCCCCGGGCGCGCGATGCGCGCGAGTCGTCGCGGAGTAGCGTATCCAGTGTTGTAGCTAACCTCTCTCGGAGGGATGCTTGACGTGTCGGTGTAGGAAACTTCTACAATCGTCGGCTTGTCGCCAATTCCTCGTTCATCCAACCTCATCGAGCCGGCGACTATGTTCGTCGGACCAAATGACTTCACGCTGGCCGATGGCCCATCATTGACGATCCGATATCCAGCCCCCTCCGGGACAACGAACGCCCCAGCATAGTCACGCACCGAATCTATCCACGCGGTTACCGGCTGCTTGACATCGATCACGAGGTTCAGCACGTGCCGTCTTTCCCCACCCACGAGCTGGTCGCAAAACGCCGCCGATGACGCGACACTGGACCAGTCGATCGATTTGCCCATGCCAATGTCGCTACGCTCGACCAATGCGGCGAGCACGTACGCTGGATTGTCAGACCACGCTGGAGTGCCTCCTGATGTCTGCGCGACTTTGAGCCCTCTGATGACAGCGGAGAATCGTGGGAACCCTGTGATGGTTGCCCGTTTCGAGATGCGAAACGACGAATAACAAACGCCAGGCATGGCATCTGCGTACGCTGGCTCGGCGACTTGAAACTGCGAATCGACCGCCTGCGCGGCGGACCCCGTGTAATGGACCACCGTGACGCCAGACGGAGGAGCCAAATCGTTGATCGTCACCGACACAACGCTGTCCGACTCTCCGGCACACCATGCGACGATCGCGTACAGGTAGGACTGATGGATCTTGAGCGCGACAATTTTACCGCCGACTGGATGCATGCCAACGACGATCGGCAGCAAGGATCCCGCGCCAGCGATAGTTGCCTGAGAAAGCTGAACATTGCTAGCCGTGGCATTCAGCACGCCGGCCGACGTCACAGATAAGGCCCTTGACGTCATGGCGAGAGCAACGTTACCTGCACGTCGGTATACCCTCCGCCGACTGGCGTTTCTGTTGGCGGCCCAGAGAACCGGAACGAATAGGATGTGCCGGTGCGCTGCCAGACAAACGTATTGTTCGCCAACCGGTGGGCGTCATAGAATGCAAGCAGCGTCGCAAGGTCCTCCTTCCAGAGTAGGTGGCGCAACTTCCATCCGAGTTTGCGCCCTGCGTAGAACGCACGCTGCCTGACATCTCCATTAACAGCGCGATCGGCGGCCACGTCGTCATACGAAATCGGCATCGACCCATCGATCTGCATGAACGTCGGATACGTTGCCATCTAGAGCGGCTCCCGCGTCAAGATCACTGTTTCCCCGCCCCAGGTGACCTGCATTCCGTCCGGCGGCAGCCAATGGAATCCTTCTGCCGCCGTGATGTAGCGTCGCGGCGTGTACAGCGTAGTCGACTCCGGACGAACGATCCCGATGGTCGCGCGCCCTTTGTCGTCTAGGCTCGCCGTATCGCCCACCCCGCTGAACAGTTGCACCGGGTCCGCGGTCGCCGGGTCGGCGTCTCCGTAGAACGCCCAAATGCTGATGGCGCGCCCGGCAACCCCTTCGCCGAGAATCAATGCTCCGATGACGCCGTCTGCGTTGCCGATTACAAGGGACCCAGATTGCGCGCTATCGAGTGCGTCGAATGCCAGTCCGGACACCTCGATGTCAGCGGCGATCCACGTATGTTCGTTCCAGTCCAGCGTGCCGCGAGTGCTGTAGTAAACCGCCGACGCGAACGCAATGAAAATGAAATACCCAGGTCGGGTCACCGGGTCTGATATTCCAGACGCGGTGGCCCCGGACAGGCTGCGCGTCATCCATTCACCTCGCCGCCGGCGGCCTTGACGACGACCGTTACTGGCATTGCGCCAGAGAATGCATTTGCTGCCTGGAGCAGCGCGGCAGCGGCGTCTGCCATCGTCGTCGCCGACTTCGTTTGCGAATCTGCTGCCGATGCGAACTTGGTGCCGGCCGAATCAAGTGCAGTCGTTGCCGCCGCGAACGGCTCGCTGGTACTAGCTATTGTTGCGTCGCGGATATTGTTCAACGCCGCATCAACCCCAGAACCGAACTCGGAAAGAAACCCAAGTATTGCATCGTTGTATTGCGTGCGTTGGTCCGACGGGAGTGACCCGAGTGCACTCTGAATCGCTCCGTATACCGTCTGCGAAATTGCCTGCACCGCCTCTGGCGACGTCGCAGTACCGAGCCCCAACGCAGACGTATTGGCCTTGCCAATGTAGAAGTCGAACAGCTGCTTGGAGTCCATTCCATTCGTCGTGATCGACTCGACTATGGACGACTGCATTGCCTCTGCCTGCTTAGCGACGTCGGTGATGGCAACCAACACCTGCACAACGGCCGAACGATACGTTTCCGACGCGGTCGCCAACGCCTCCATGGACGCGGTAGAGCCGTCCATCGCATCGGCGAGCGTGACTACGTTCGCCGCCATGTCTCGCAGTTTGTCTACGGATGTTTTCTGCGCGTCGGCCCACGCCGTCATCGCGTCGGCCGCAACGTTCCCCGTGGTTGCAGCAATTACCCGCTCCATTGCGGAGCCGAATGCAAGCAGCGTGTCGATGGCGTCGCTATCCATCGATGCAGGCACCGCCTTGCTGAATACCTCAGCAATCTGCTTTGGCAAGTCTGACGATTGCAACGCTGCCAGCGTGGCCCGCTTGGCCTCAAGCGCAATCGCGGCCTTCAATGCGTCCTGCTCGCGCCCGACGTCTATATCGCTAGCCGAATAGACCACCTTGCCGTTGACGCGAGACGCCGACGAAATCCTACTGCCGGCCGTCCCCTTAGGGTCGGTGTCATAGCCGAACGCAAACTCTGCCGATCCAGCTCCGCCAAGCGCTTTCAGCAATTGCGAATAACTGAGCCCTGTGGCCTTGACGATTTTCGCCGCGCTCGAATTCCCGGCAGTGTCCGTTTCGCCAGGGTAGAACGATTGGAATCCGGCCGAGCCGCCTAGTTTTTGCCCTCCGCCGGCCTTGATGAGCGATCCGGCAAGTGCCCCGATCAAGGCGCCAATGATGGTTCCTATGCCCGGCGCTATGGCGGTGCCAACGATAGCCCCGGCGACGGCGCCGGCCTCCATCCCCTTCTGGTTTCGGTTGTTTCCGACTAGATCGTGCGCGACAGTACCGATGCCATATCCAGCCACTCCGGCGCCCAGGTATTCACCAGCAACCTGCCCATAGGTTTGGGAGTAGGCTCCCGAGGAATCGGGCGGCCCCATGCCGCCCGAGAACATCCCGCCGTTGTATCCTGAGGAGTACCAGTTGCCGCCGCCGAGCAAGCCTCCAAGGGACGACGTCCCGGAGTTCCCGGACATTCCAACCATGCTCATTAGGTTGCCGGTTACCGGAGACACCACGGCTTGGATTACCGGCTTTAGAATGTATTGCTCGGCGATACGTTTCAGTCCATCCATCAGATGCGTAAAGGCATTTTTGGAGTCGCTGAACGCGGACGAAAACGCGTCGACGATAATGCCGTTGATATCGTCGTAAGTCTTCTGCGCGGCCGCCTTTTCAGCGGCCAGGTCCTCACGATTCGACTTGTCCAGCAGCGCTGCCTTTTGCCTCCGCAAAGCGCTGATCTCGCGCGCAATCTTTTCTGTCTCGTCGCTGTTTTCGCCAGCCAGCGTAGCCGCTACCCGCGTTTGCTCCTTCATCGCGATGATGGAGTCGAGCCGAGAGGCCGTCAGCGCGTCGAGTTGCGCTTTCGTCAATCCGACCGCTTGGGCCTCTTTCTCTGCCGCATCGGCCTCTTTCTCGATACTTTCGATGTGTTTTTCATAGGCGACGTTGGCGTGGGACGCCTCGTTGTAAAACTTCTTCATCGCCGCAGCAGATGCCTCCGCCACCTTCTTTTCGGCCTCTGCATTTGCGCGAATCGCCGGCTGTTTGTCGAGCAGCGCTTTTTGAGCGGCGAGTAAAGAATCGAGGTTCAGCCGGCCTGCCTTCCATATCGTCAGCAGCCTGTTCCAGTCTTCCGCAAAACTGGCGGTTAGGCCGCTCAGCTCGGCCATCAACTTGGCTTGCGCCGCCGCCTCCTTCTGCGCATCCGATGGGCCTCTCCGTTCTTTCGGAGCCGACTTTTCCCGCAGGCGCGCAACCGCTGCCTCGATATCGTAGTAATCGCGGCCCAGTGCCACACCATCAGCGCGGAGCCTGTTGATCTTCTGCTGCAGCTCGTATTCCTTCGGCAGGCTTTCGGAGATCAGCTTTTCGTAGTCGACCGTCAGCTTCATGGTCGCCACCTGATCGGCGCCCGCCTTGGCGGCGTCGGCCCGCCCCTTCGCCTCGGCCTGCACGTACCCGAGCAGCTCCTTCGCGGCGTCTAGTCCCGACTGGTAGTACGCGGTAGCGCCCTGCCCAAGAAGTCCGCTTCCGAACTCGCCGGACTTGGCCCTGTCGAGCTGCGCCTGCGTTTGAGCAACCTTCGCCAGCGCCACTCCAACAGGATCCGACGAAGGCCGCCCGACACCGAATGCCGCATCCAACGCGGCCAATGCGCCCGTTTTGACCGCGAGCCATGCCCGCTCGATGGTCCCCAGATTATTGGCGATGCCTGCCGTTTGGTTCTGGATTGCTCCGCCGTAGGCTTCCGCCGCGACCTTCGCCGCATCAGACGTACGGCCAATCGCCTCAAGCGCTTTGACCTGCTCATACAGCCCGGGATTGACGAAATTCAGCGCTTGATTCAGCTTCATCATCGCTTCGAGCGGCTTGTCGGCCAGATCGGCGAATGCCTTGGCCGTCTTTTCTACCGACTGCCCGCCGACCTGCTCGAGCCGAAGTGCCGAAGTTGCGAACTGCTGCAACGTATCGGCCCCTCTTACGCCCGCTTTGACGAACTCGGTAAGCGCGGCAGCGGCGGCGTGCTGCGACACCCCGAACTCTGCCATTCTGGCCGTCATCCCTAGCAATTGATCTGCCGTGATGCCGGATGCGTTGCCAGTGTCAACGATCGCGCGCTGGAAATCCTTCGACTCGCCGGCGCCCTTCGCGTAGGCGACGGCGATGGCGGCGATGGCGCCACCGACAACCGTCAAAGGAGTGATCATCCCCAGCACTGCGCTGCCAAGTGCCTTGGCCGCAGGGATCACTCCGCCAAACATGTCCTTCAGTTGCCCGCCCTGCTGCAAGAAGACGGTAAGTGGCGCTTGCCCGGCCTGCAGCGACGTGACAATGTCGGTGATCTGTGGCGCTATTCCGCGCACTGCCCCTGCCGTCTCTTTCGCGGTTTTGCCGTACTGAACCATCGATATTGAGGCAGCGTCCTGCCCGCGCTTCGCGGCGTCGAGTTGGTCGAGGTATGGCTTGAGCGCCTCGACGCTGATACCGCGTTGCGCAGCCAGCGCCTCGTAGTACGCGCGCGTCCCCTTTTCTCCGGCCTGGTATTCAGCGGTGACGCGCTGAATAGACGACACCATCGACCGCGCGCCCTTGTCTACTTTCTCGGCCGCTGCACCGGCGCCGTCACCGGCCCTCGCGAACGCGCCGCCGGCTTGCTCGCCTGACTGGGCAAGTGCCTGCGCCATGTCCTTGCCGGCCTGCTTGGCGCGTTCGGTTTCGGAGACGAACCCGTCCGCATTGCCGTCGATGGCAATCTGGGTTTTTAGACTATCGGTCACTAGCTGGCCTCGTCCATCGCCTCAAGTGCGGCAGATTCCATTTCGCGGATGTCATCGAACATCAAAAACCACTGTTCCTGCGTATCGGTTATGCGGTCTATCAGCGGGTACAGCGAGCAGTAGTCGAGCGCATAGCGCCCTCCCATACCGACCCGCCACTGAGTAGCCAGTCGGCTAAACAGCAGCGCCGAAGGCCAGTTTTCTGGCCATACGTTGGCTTCCTGCTCGGCGTAGTAAGTGCCAAGGTCGAATCCCCCAACACCCGGCCGTTCCGGCGGCTTCTGGCGGTACAGCGCCTTCGCCGCCGCCTTCAGTTTCCCAAGCGACCCAAATTGCACGCCTCTCCGTACTGATCGAGGATCGCTCCAGCCACGCCGGGCAGCTCGTCACAAAGCTGCGTTGCTGTCGCCAGATTGAGCTCGTAGTCGAGCTCCCATCCGGTGGCGGCTTCGAGCAGGAACCGCGCCCGTACTTCGTTGCTCTTGCGCGCCAGCTCCTCCAAGGTCGGAGCGGGAGATCCTTCGACAGCCTGCTGCGGAGTGGTGAGCTCCACCTGATAGTCCTGTTGGAATTTCCAGTACTCGGTGCGCGTGCGGTACCGGTACGTGACTCCGAACACTGCGTCGCTACCGTCCGGCAATTGCGCCTTGACGGTATGACGGAACGGTTGCGGGCGATCGCCGAGCTTGATCTTTGCCATTGGTTACATCAGGACGACGCGCCGGCGCCGCCCTGCCCTGGTTGTTGGTTAGTAGGAGATCGGACGGCCGATCAACGACAGACTGCACTTGACCGTCGCCGGTTGGTTGTTGTTCAGCATCGGGAACTCGGAGACGGACATGTAGCCGTAGCCGTAGCTCGACGCGCCGCCCGCGAGAATCTGCTTAAACGCCACTTTCGTAAGGCCGCGCGAGATGCCCAGCATCGTTTGATAGTTGGCGTTGCTCGAGTCGTAACCAAGCGTCATTTCGATACTGGCTCCGTTGAACCCGGTAGGCACGTTCAGCGAGTTGCGCCGAGCAAGCGGATTGATGGTCGTGAAACGGGGATCGCCGCCCGAGGTAGCGATGGTGAGCACCTGAGGGATCGAAACCCACGACGAAATTTTCGCCGTCGTGCCGGTACCGGCGCCTGCCGAAAAGAAGTTCGTATCGGTCGCGTTCAGCCCCAGCATCAGGAAGGTGTCTACGGACTGCTGGTCGACGCGATAGACGGTGTCGGTCGCGTCCTCCCATCCGGACGAGAACAGCACTTCGTCATTGTCGGCATAGCCGTGCGCCACGCTGGTGGCCAGCGCCGGATTTGCGTTAGTGACGGCGGTTACATTCTTAGTCGACGCGAACGTGCTTGAAAAATAGAATGCTGCGCCCTCGGGGAACGAGTAGGCCATTTTGCTGCTCCTGTGTGTCGCCCTCGCGGGCCAAAAGAAAAAGGCCGGCGATTTGCCGACCCAGCTTTTGCGCGTTTCCGCGCGGGTGAGTGCCTTACCGGGAAGCCCAAATGCTAAACGTCTGCTGCGCTCCCCGTACCGAAAGGTCGTCGTCGAATGCCGCCGACAGCGCATCTATCGGCCTTGCCTGAAACAGCGCCGACCCCATCAACGCCTCTTCAATCTGCTGCGCCATCGTGTTGGCCTGCGCCCGCGTGTCTGCCCATACGTTGACCTGGACCATCGCATTGCGCTTGTCTGGCATATCGTTGGACACTGGAGCGATGACGCTGCCGCCTATTATTTGCCACGTCAGGTATGGGCGCGCTTCTGTCGTCGGGGCGAAATCTGGATAGACGCGTGGGCACAACGCCGACAGCACGCCGTACAGATCCGATTCGAGGCTCACAGCAGCACTCGCTGAATGACGTCAACGGCCGCCCGCAACGCTTCGTCCTGCGCGGACATAGCCTTGCGCAAGAACGAGCGCGCAGGCTCCTGTACCGGGGTCGGCAGCGTCACGTAATAGGCAGCGAGTTGAGCTCGGTATCTTCCTCCACTAGGCGGCTTCTTCTTCCCCATCATCTCCGGCCGCACGCGCGGTCGGATGCGCCCCTGCGCATCCTTGTAGTACTCATAGCGCCGCATCCATCCGTTCTCTATCAAACGGCCGTGCGGCGCTTTGACGTGATTCCACGAGACATGGTAAACGGCGTGCGTCTCGTTGCTTTGATCTGCCGAATACACCTGGTAAATCGAATTCAACAGGTTGCCAGTACCACTGCGCATCGCCTGAACATTGGCCCGCACCTGCCGATAAAACACGTCGGCCGCGGCCTGCGTTGCCGGGCGGATGACATCCTTTGCCTTTTCCTGCAGCGCGGATAGCGTCGAGTTGAGGCCATCGAGGTTGGCAACGATCGTCACGCTATTTGCGTCGATCGCCCTATTCTTGTTGTATCTGGCCATTAGCTCACTCGCTTACAGACTAGGTCCAGATAGGTGCGGCCGTCGCCCAGCACTGCCTCTATTTCATAGGCGTCGGCGCCACGGTAGGCGCGCATTCCGGCTACGATATAGGCCCGCCAGCGCGTCCGGAGGGATGCCCGCACTACCGATGCCTCGCCGCCGCCACGGATCGCCTGCAGCCCTGTTTGCAGCCGCAAATCGCACCATTCTGTACCCACGACATCCCACGTCTCCACCGGCTGCCCGATAGCGTCTACAGTACTGACGCGTTGGCGAATGTCGAAAAGGTCTCGCAGTTGGCCGGATTGCATCATCATGGAATGTTCACCACCCGGTATTCGTCGAGCATCCGGTCAAGGAATCCCAGCACCCGAACGGAGTCATTGCGCATCGCCCCTGATGCATCATTGCTCGCCGACGGGTTGTCCAGCCAATGCGCAATACGGATTAGCATCCACGTCTTGATCGGCTCCGGCACCGTCGCGGCAGTGTCTCCGTAGCCGGCCCAGAAAATCACTTCTACCGCGTTCAAGCGCTCGGCTGTTTCCGGCCAGGCGTAGTTCGTCCCGGGAACGACCCATGCTGGCACAGACTCGGCGTCGACCACGTAGCAGGACGGATCGATCGTTCGCCACGTCTCGGTCGCATCGAGATAGCGCACCGTGTGCACCGATATCAATGGCCCGCGCGGGATCTCTATGGCGACTGGGAACTGATCCAGCGTCAGCTTCCACATCTCCTGCACCAACGATCGCCCTGTTTCGTGCTCTGCCATCTTGCGCGCGGTAACGATGAGGCCAGACAAAATGGCATCCTTGTCCGTTGTCGTCTCGCGGCAAAACGTGCGCGCTTCGGCGAGTGTGACTGGCTCAACACTCGCATCCGACAGCAGAGTAATGGCCATCTATTGCGCCCTAGGGAAGTTGGACGATTGCTGCCGCAGAGAATACCGACGAGCCCCGGCTGGAGCCATCGTGTAAATAATCGCCGGACCGTTTATTGCTGCCGCTCCAGACAACACGATTCCGCCCGACGAGAGGTACGCGAAAGCGGTGCCGGACCCAGAGCCATGGCTGATGACCGCAGCTCCGGACAGCACAATTCCTCCGGACGGTGCGTAGGTATGAGATACGGCCCCTCCACCGCTTGCATCCCGCGACGAAAATACCGCATTCCCGGAAAGCCTCTGCAATGCAAATACGACGGCCATCAGTCCACCGCTACCGGTCCGCTGAATGCTCGGTGCGCCGGGCTCTGCGTAGTCGTGCCGTCGCTATTGGTGACAATCAGCCAGCCGACTTGTCCAGTAGTCTTCGTGCTGTTTGGGATGTCGACCGTCAATACTCCGCTGCCGTTGGTAACCTCAGTCGACCCCTTGTCGGTAGGCGCGACAAACAGATCAGGAGTGACCGAATCGAACCATGCCCATTTGAGCGACGATAGCGATGCCTGCGCAGTACCAGATTCATTTACTAATGTCACCGTGGCAGTAGCCGAACTGCCGAGGATCGCAGTAATTCCCGCCCCGCTGGTACCCTCGATCGGTAGCGTCAATGACCCCGTATCGTGCGCGACGCTGGTAATCGTCGGCGCGATCCCGTACAGGTATTGCACAACCGGCAACGCCGACGGTGCCCCCGCGAGCGTAATGCGAATTTTCGATGCTGTCTGCCGTACTGCCGACGAGATCGTTACCGGTGTCCCGCCGTCGAGCACGCGGAATCCCGTGATGCCTGACGACGGGGCAATGTCTGACCCCATGTCATGCGTCAACCACACGTCGAAATTGGTGGCGTCGACCTTGACGACCTGGTTGATGCGCGGCCCGCGGTAGGTGGCAACGGCCCCGCCCGCGAACGCCACTGCTCGAGCACAGCGAGCGCCCAGCACCTCAAACCCGGCAGGATCATGATGGATGCCGTCGGCGTCCATCGTTAAGTCCTTGCGGTCGACTCGATAGTGGTACGCATCGCCGCATTTCTGAATCTCGGCGTCGGTAATCGCCTGCCCTTGCGCGTCGGTATAACCAGCAACCAGCCGTCGCGCGAGCGTGACTACCACGATTGGCAGCGTGGCCTGAGAAAACGATGTGCCGCGCCAGTCAGCGAACAACGTACCGAGGTCGGCGTAATACTGCGCCTGCGAGCGCCCCGCGGCCGCATCGCCCTCCCCCTGGATCCAGACCGCCGCTTCCAGCTTGTCGTCCAGCCCGCCGACCCCGTCGGTAAAGATCCGGTTGACGGTACCGCTTACCGGCAGCCATTGCGTGTACAGCACCGACGCGTTATACGCATAATCCAGCACCGCCACCGGCAGGGATAGGATCGTTGCCAACGCATTGCCAAGCCCGATCGCGCCGGCCATCGTGCTGTTGTCCGGAGGCGCCCAGCCGCCGATGTTGCCGTACACGCGCACCAGCGAGTTCGGCGTTGTCGCCGTGGTACGCGAACGAAAAAACAGGTATGCGTTGCTTTGCCCGACCAGCGCCACATGCACGCCGACGCCCACCTTGCCGCCAGTGGCGTTGATCGACGTATTGTTGCTGAAACGCACTTGGACGTTGTACCAGCCGCCCTGCGGAACGCTGGCGAACGAAAACGAGTAGGTGCCGCCGGCGGGGCTCGCGACCTTGGTCGCCCAATCGAACGCCCCGAGCGGAGTCGATGTGCCGTCCTGCACCAAGCGCGCTTCGATAGTCGTCGGGGTCCCGGTATACGTCCCGGTCACCGTGATGGTGCCAGTAGTACCCGAGCGCTGATGAATGCGACCGTCAACCGGGGTCGAAATGCCGATCGTGTCAGACGACCCGGTAGCGGCGATGGTGCCTATGCCGTACCCAGGCCAAAACACGCGCGGCCTGCTCAGGCCAGCAGTCGTGCCAGAATTGGTAAGAGCAACCGAACCAGCCCATTGTTCCTCGTTGGTTCCGCGAGCAAGCAGCGGGTAGTACGCGGCCAAATTGTTCGGTTGGATCAGAAGCGGACTCGCTCCGGATGCCAACGATTCAATGTCTTGGAGATCGATCGCCGTGTCCCAGATTGCGACGTCAGCGAGTTCGCCGTTGAAATAAAACCCTGCCACACGGGCGCCGGCCGTGTAGTACGCCCCCACATGGATGCGATCCATGGTGCCGGGGTTAGTAGTGTTCGCAACGTAGCCGCCAGCTCCGTTAATGAACGATGACCGGCCACCGGCAATGTACACGCCGCACGCATGAGTCCAGACGCCTGTTGAGTAGGTTCCCGCCGTGGGGTTCTCGTACACCGTGGCGCCAGCCCCGCTAAACGCCGACACCTTTCCATCGGCCTTGACGTACAGCATGTGCCGGTTGTCGGCGGTGCCGCCGGCAAGCGAAACCAGTGCCCCGCTGTGCGTGGTCGCGGCCTTGAACCACGCTGAGAACGTGTAGCCAAGCCCGCCGACCGGCGACGCGGAGAGGTTGGCGAGATACTGACTGCTCGCTGCAACGAATGCGCGCGACATATTACGTGTCCGAGTAGCTGAGTTCTACCATCGTGATGCGCGCGTCGATCGCGTTCAACGTGTCTCCACCGTCCGCAGCGCGTCGCTGCAGCTTTAGCGCAACGTAATCATTCGCGGCGATGCTGTCCAAATTGGTGATCGTGATCGCGCAGGTGTGCAGCCGCTTGGCCGTCGTGCCCAGGTGCGAATCGGTAACCGTATTCTCGGTTGCGAACGCCTTAGTTTCGATGTCCTGCGTGTCAGTGTCAGGGGTGATCGCCGCAATCGACGCGCCCCAGATCACATCGCCACTAGTGCCGCTGGCAGCGTACCAGTTGATTGTGGCCGTGACGTTGCCGCTGCCGTAGCTGGCCGCCCGGAAGGCCGCGTAAGCCGTTTCTGCAGTAACGCCATCGAACGCCAACGAAACAACCGGGAATGCGGTTCCGTCCACGACGGAGAACTGCGCACCATTCGTTGTCGCCGGCACGAACCCGGCCGGCGGAAGCTGTATTTTTACTGTAGCCATTTGCTATTCCTTTGCACAGCAGCTAGTCCGCCGTGATGGTCGGCGTCACCCTAATGTTGTCGCTGATGTTCGCGATGTTGTACGGGCCGTCGCTGAACCGCTCAGCCCACAGCAGCGTGTTGTCCGACGAGTCCACAACCACGTACCCGTAGACATTCTGGTTCTGGCTGCCGGCTGAGCTCGTGAACGTCTGCTGCGTATATGCCGCGCTGGTCGGCGCCCCTGGTGTCACCGTCCACGATCCTCCGGTCAGCGTAATCGCCGAATACCCCGTGAAGTCCGCCTCGGTGTAGGTTGCCAAGGTGTCGGCCTCGGCAGGCGTCGTGTTGCTCTTGAACAGCCTCAGCGAAGTGTTTACTGCGAGCAGCCGAGACAGTGCGCGTGCCTCGCCTACGTTCGGCACAAGAAGAGCCATCTATTGATCTCCAAAAACGAACGCGGCTCCCCTTGTAAGAGAGCCGCGTCCGGAACCGCTGTCAAAGAACGTTACGGCTTAACCTCGACCACGAAGGCGTTGTCGTTCAACGATGCCGGCCCGTTGTGCGGCTCGAGGCCGAACGACGCGATGGTGACAGTACCGCCCGTCGCGCCTCCCGTCGTAACCTTGCCGCGCAGGTATTGCCTGCCGGAGGCCGAGACTTCGTTCTCTTCAACCGCGATGGTAATTACCTTGCTGTCATTGTTGCTCGCGTGCGCGGCAAGCTGGGTCGCCGCCTTCAGCGTGGTGTTATTGCCGCCACCGGAGTCGCACGTCTCAACGATGCAATCGATCGTTTCCGACGCCATGTCACCAAGCCGGAAGACAAACAGAAACTTGCCATGGTTCTTGACGGCAATCGCGGTGCTCGCCAACGGCGTACTGGACGCCGTCGCGGTGCTCCACTCCAAAACCGCCACTTGTTCGGCGGCCGACCCTGCGAAACCTGCCATGATGAATCTCCTTCAGTTCGGCGGTTAGCGCGCCGCGATGGTGACGAAGTGCGAAAGGGTGTTGCTGCCGTTCTTCCGCGCAATAGCTGCCGACAGCCACGGCTGACCGCCGATACGGAACGACCAACGGAACGTGGTGAGCGCCTGGTCGAAGTACAGGTGAATCGACACGTCGCTTTTCACGCCGCCAGCCTTGTAAGGCATGAAGTAGCCCGGCAGGTACGCGAAGATCAGGTCGCCAACCGTGCCAAGAGTCGGGCACGCTTCCGTGGTGATGACCGGTCGTCCCATCAGGGTTGCGTATGGCGCCGCCGACAACCCCCCAGGCGGCACGAACAAAGGAACGCCTCCGGTGAACGCGGAACCGTCCGCCTTGCCGATTTGGAATCCCAACTGCATAAGCTGCGCCTCGGCGTCCTGATTGGCAAGCCAGACGGCGCTACCGCGATTACGCGCCGGCATGCGGGCCCACATCTTGGCGACATTCAGGGCGTGAATCGTGCCCGCCGTCTGCGATGCTTCAGCCGCGACTGACACCAAAGACGGAGCAACCAGAATGCCCAGCGGCTGGCCAACACCGGTGCCGTTAATGATGTAGTTCGTGATTGCGAACGTCAGCGCGTCGCCAGCCTTGGTCGTCAGGAATGACCCGAGTAGAGGCGCGTCGTCGAGCAGTTCGTCGGTGACGGGCACCAATGCGTAGAGTTCATTCAGCCGTACAGTGACGTCCTTCATCGCCGGTTTGCTGACGGTCATCGACTGCGCCTCGGCCCTGGTGTAAACGCGAACGCCGGAGGTTCCCCAAACGGTCGCCTCGTCAGTCGGAACGGTCACCGAATTCGATGACGTCGGCTGCGAATCGACCCGAGCGAAGAGAGAGTCTTCGGCCTGCACCAGCGACATAATTGCGGCGCGGTAGTCGGGCGGGACTGCAAATCCGCCATCCGATCCGACCCCTTCCGACCCGTATGTCGTCTGCGCAGCACGCAAACGCTGATCGACGTTCGATGCGTTGACTGCCGCGGCGCGGACGCCAGCAGCGAAATCGCCGAACGAACGCCACCCGCCATTGCCCATTGCTGCCGCGCGCGTTGCCGGCGAGTTCAGGTTGGTCGTCTGCAGGACGCCGCGCCCGGAATCGCTGGGCGCGCTGTTGCTGTTCGCCGGCAGTTTCCGTTGCGTCGGCTCGCCGAGGCGCCGGTCCTGTGCCGAAACGCGCTCGCGCAGATCGATCTCATTTTCAAGACGCTCGACCTCGGCGGTGTTGTCGGTGATAAGCTTGCGCTCGTCGGCGTTTAGCTCGCGCTTCTCGGTATCGGCTTGAGCGATGATCGCCTGCGACTTGGCGACCAGATCATCCTGCCGTGCACGGTAGCCAGCGACCACCGGGTCACCCGCATCGGCCCGCACTCCAAACGAAGCGGCAAAGGCAATAAGCGCCGCCTGCCGCAGAGCAAACTGCTCTTGCACGCTGTAACTCATGGTTTCTGCACTCCAATAAAAAAGCCGCTCACGGCGGCCATAGTCGCGCCTTCCGGCGCTGGAAATGCGGCGATCTTACTTGCCGCTTGACTGCTCTATTTTGCGGGTCGCCATGCGCATAACCTGCGCCGCTACCGACTGTCTGATCTTCAAGTCTGCTGCCGACATTGCCGCGCGCTGACGCATATCCTCGGTCGGCAACAGTGCGTTCGGCACCCTGACAAACTGGTGGCGCTCCTGATCGTACCGAGCCGCCATCTGCTGATTGGCCACCACCGAAGTCGCAAATCCGTTAGCGATCGCCTCCTCGGCGGTGAACCACGTCTCTGCATCCATCAGATCGCACACCGTCTTTTTCTGCTTCCCGGTGCGCGCGACATAGACGCCAGCGAGCTGGTCAGAAACTGCCTCTAGCCGGTCAGCGTAAGCGCGCACATCGTTAGCGTTTCCGACGGCCATTCCCCAGGCGTTGTGAATCATTAAGAACCCAGCCTCAGCCATAACAATCTCGTCGCCTGACATGGCGATGATCGATGCAATTGATGCCGCCACACCGTCGACATGAGCAATAATTTGCGCCGGGTGATCGACGAGTTGTCGATAGATCGCCAAGCCGTCGAACACGTCTCCGCCGTAACTGTTGATCCGCACGTCGATCGACTCGACGGGGCCCAGCCCCTTGAGGTCGGCAGCGAACTGCTTAGCCGTGACGCCACCGAACCATCCGGCGCCGACGTCCTCATAAATCAGGATCTCTCCCTGCTTCGCTCCTTTGGCGCGCATGGCATATCCACCGGCTTCCCTTGCCTTTAGTTTGATTGGTTGCGTCACCCTATCTCCATCCTGCTGTCATGGGCAGATCGTCAAGAATATCTAGGTCTCGGCACCAACGACATTGACGATCGGCGCCTGCTGCTCAAGAGTGTTTACCGGGATCGCGGCTGCTCGCATGGCGTCCTGTAGCAGCGCAGCGACGTTCGGCGTGGTGTCCACTCGGCTATTTGCCGTCGACTCAGTGCCGGCCTCGATGTAGTTCAACGGCTGCAGGTAGATGTCCCCGTGGGCGATCGGATTCATGTTCTCCATCCGGCGTATGTCGTTCGCCGATAGCCATCCGCCGATCCTTCCCTTATCGTAAGCCGCATACCGCGAGGCGATGTCTCCCCGTAGCAAAGTGTCTATGTTGAGGCGCGTTGTCCGCCTCCATTGCCCAATCAGTTTTGAATCAACCTCTTGCTCTAGCCTTCGGCACCACGGCAAGATCGTGTCGCTAACAAACTCGATGGCTTGGTGCTCGATGTTGCTGAACGTCGCCCGATCTAGGTCTGCCACTTTGTGCGGCGGCACGCGAAACCATCGGCAAATTTCAGAGATGGCAAACTTCCGCGACTCAATGAATTGCGCGTCGACCATCGACATCTGCATCCGTGCGATGTCCATCCCCTCTTCAAGGACTACCGTCTTGAAGGCCGAGCTGCTGCCGGAATACGCTGCGTTGAACCCCTCACGCAAAGCTGTCTTGGCGTCCTTCGACAATTTCCCGGGGTGGCGAAGCGCAGTTCCGATGTGCGCGCCGTTGGCGTAAAACGACGATCCAAACTCGTCAAGCGCCAGGCCGACACCGATCGACTGTCGAGCATACCCAACAACCGACAACCCTACGGACCCGTCGAACCCAAGCCCGTGGATATGCAGCACGTTTTGCGCCGCCAGGTCTGCTAACGCGTCTCCGTTACCCGTTATTCGGTAGATTACCTGATCTTCAGAGTCCCGCGTCATCAGTACCCGCGCCGGATCAATTGGGTACAGCGCGACCGGCATGCCGCGGTTATCGCGCACAATCTCTGAGTAATGGTTGCCCCAAAGTAGGCAGTGCGCGATGGCCGTCTCACGCCACGTAAACGCCGTCATTTCCGGATTCGCCATCGCGTTCAGCATGCGATCGAGCGGAGATCCAGACTCGCGCTGCCGAGATCCGTCCGGCTGCTCGGTTACGATGTGCCAACCAAGAGTCGCTATCGTCTCCGATATGATACGTACACACGACCAGACGGCCGAGAACTGCATCGCGGTATCTTCTGTCACCCATACTCCGGCCGCGCGCCGAAGTCCGCCGAGAGTCGCGTAAATGCGCGGGCGCCGCAGCGCAGCAACGATGCGGCCCCATAGGCTCATAGTGCGAACAGGCCTTCTGTCTCGTACGTTGACTTGCCGGACGGGTTCATCGACATCAGCGCCACCGCGTTGAAAAGTGCCATCAAGGGGTCAATCTTCGCTGTTCCTGCCGCCTGCTTGGTGATACTGATTGCGTTCCCGCGTGGCTCGACCTTCGCGTTGCCAACACTCCACGCCATCAGCGACGTTCCGCCATGCACCAGCGCGCCCTCGGCGAGCTTCCGTTCGGCTGTTTTGATCGCTCCGGCCAATTTCCAACCCTGCGACACGCCTACTACCTGGTCGCCCTTTACGCCAACCGCGTCGAGCGCGTCCAGCACTGCGCCAATCCCAACCGGATCGACACCCACCTTGTCCAACAGGCCCGAGTCACGGCACATCTGCGCGATCTCGGCGACGTCGTCCACGTCGGAACCGACATTTGCTGCCATCGTCAAGTCGCCATCCTTCGCGAAATCGGCAAACCGCGGCGCCTCGCTCTTGCGCCGCTCGATCACGCTCGGATGCGCCCAGGCATGGCCCCAGTGCAGCCATCGGCCGGTATCGCACTCCCGCCCCAATACGGCCATCCCCAGCAGGTCGTCTAGGCCTCCCCCATCGATGCCAATCACAACCGCATCAGATCGGCGCAGCAGCTCGTCCAACGTCAGCCCGGGATCCCCGTTGCGCTCCCAGTAGTCTGCTCCGGCCCAGCGGTCCGAGCGCAGCGACAAACCGATCTCGATGTTTTGATGCTTGGCCAGGAATCCGGCCAGGCTCTCCGGGCCGCCTTCGTCCGCCTTAGCCAGCTCGCGCACCAGATAATCCGCGCTCACCGACGCCCCCAGGTTGGGGTTGGTCATGTAGGCGTAGGCGGGATCCCGATACGCCTGGGCGTCGAGCAAGTTGCGCGGCCACTCGTACAAAACTGGCAGGAAGCGCGGGTCGCTAATCTCTCCGTCGCGGACCTTGCGCGCGTATTGCAGTTTCTGCCGAAACACCCCCGCCGGAGGCTCATCCGATTGCGTACTGGCGTAAATAATGAACCCCTCAGGACGGCTCGCCAGCCCACCGGTCGCCTCGCGCAGCATGTTTTCGGCGCCCGGCCGCTTGCCGAAAAGCCATAGCTCGTCGACGAAGATTCCGATTGCCTTCTTCCCGCCAACTGACTCGTTGTCGGCCGCCACAACCTTTAGCGTTGCCTGCGTACCGCGGTGCGTTATCGTCCGGACGTGCTCTTGCACGTGCATCAGGTCGGCCAGCTCTGGGTCCGCCCGGATCATGTCCCGGGCCGGATAGAACGAGTTGTTCGCTACCTCTACCGTCGGCGCCACAATCAGAAACTCGCCCGACTTCCGCCAGTTGCGGATCAGCGCCGAAAGCATCACGCCAGCGGCAATGGTCGATTTGCTGTTTTTCTTGCTGATGAGAAGGAAAAACTCCTGTATCAGCCGGCGCCCGCTATCTGGATCGTAAGCCCCGAAAATGGATTCTACAAAGTTCCGTACCCACGGCAGGCACGCCTCACCAATCCGCGGAGAGCCCGGCGCGTCGACGATACGAAGCTCGTCAAACACCGCCATTCCGGATGCTGCCTCGGACTGAAACAGCGGACCAAACGTGACCAACGAGCCGCGCGCGATCAGCCTGTCTTCCCAATCGGGACAGGCTGTCGACCAACTCGGCGCGCTCATTCGTTATTGACTATCAGCCGCGGCGGCGCAGCAGTCGAGAACCTTCCTCCAGCAGCCGCCTTCGCCGCTTCCTCGCGCGCCTCCTTCTTGCCGCCTTCGCCCTTCTTCGCGTGCGTGTACTGACACGCCGTAACCGCCGCCCGAACGCGCAGGACCGCGTCCGCCAGCGGGTCATTCATCACGGATAACAGGAACATCAGCGGGTCGTTAGCAGGCGCTGCGTCGGCGGAAACACCGGCCGACTTGGGCGGCCCAGGCTTTCTCCCTGCGCCCTCGCGTTTTCCCCCACTCCTGCCTGGTTTTCCTGCCATTTGACTGTCCTAATAAGCTGTTCTCTGCCTCCATGTCCGCTCGGACGCGGTCTTGCTCGAGTGACAGGCTCCGCACAACGGCCGCAGGTTGCTTTGCTCGTAGGGTGCTCCGCCATCACGCAGCTCTACGATGTGATCGACGTACAGCAAGCAGCCGCGACGGCCGCAGGCCGCACAACAAAACCCTCCGATCGCCAGCGCCATCGAGCGCGCTTTGCGCCACTCGTCGGTATGGTAGAACCCGTCTGCCACCTTGGGTGGCTGCTTGGCTGTGCGCAGGTCGGCAGTTGTGACTCTAGGTTTAAGCGTCTGTAAGCGGGACAAAACAAAATCCGCCCGAACCGCGGCGGCAGTGGGTGAATCTTGGCTCCTATATATCAAACGCTGTTTCCGTTGTCAATACCGTTATAACAAGTCGCAAAGTGCTCGCACGGCAGCGTCCAGCGTGTCGCGCTCTTGGCGCCAATCTGCGGAGTAGTGACTCTTGAGAACGACGAAGTGCTGTATGCAGCGCCCCCTCAACAGCAACAACGTAGCGTCGATACGCTTGGCGTCGTCGATGTTAGGGTCGACTCGGGACGATTCGGCTAACGGGATTGTGTCTCCCCATCCGAAATCCCATGCCATAGCCGGGATCCAGTAGCGTGCCCAAGAGGCTGCATTGGGGTAGCCCAGGTTCGGCCCGCCGCCTTGCCTGGTCCACCTGCCCCAATTTATCAGGCGCGCCTTTGCAGGAGCTAACGGATCGTCCTGGTAAGTTGCTATCGTCATCCTCGTTTTAACGCTTTAGCGCCCATCACGCAGTGGCGTTGTTTCATGCGGCGAGTTAGGTTTCCGCCCAGGAGAGGGCGCCGGGGTGATGGTCGGCGAGGTATGCCGTGTTGTTGTTTCTTGCCCAGCGTTCGCCGTTGCTCCCCCTATCGGAAAACTCCCACAGCCGTTGCCACTTGACCGTTGGAGAATCTGAAACCTGTATCAGTTTCATTTTTCCCTCGTCACTTGGGACAACCCGGACATCCGCCCGGCGGGACAAGCCGGGCCCCTACTTCGTAGGGGGCCACGGCGTATGTCCCGTTTGTCCGGGGGGCGGACAAAGCGGACATGTCCCGTTTGTCCCGTTTGTCCATCACTTTTTATCATTTCTCTTTCCACACATACCCGCCGGCCGAGCCTATTTTTCCTGCCTGATACAGGTCATCAACGGCCCGCTGGAAGCGCTTCCGGCGGGTGTCGGTCGATGTCTCTGGATCGGAGCAGGTCGGGTCGATCAAGTAGAAACGCGACCGCCACTGCTCGACCCTAACCCCCTGCTTGCCAGGCGGGATTACTGAGGTCGAGGGAAGCGGCTTCGCGTGCTCGGCGAGAACTTGGTTGAGTGAGTAGGTGGCTAGTTGCTGGGAGGCAGTAGGTCGTTTGGGCGATTGTTTGGATGGGCGGGTCGGTTGATCGGTCAGTGGGATGATGGTGCAAGATGTCTCGCGTTCGTTTGGTTCGGCGTCCGGATCGGTGGATGGTCCTAGGTCGATGGTTTGCAGGCCGAAGGCGAACTCTTTGCCGTCTGCGCCCTCTTTGATCTTGGTCAGTGTGAGGCTGCGCACGCCGTCGATGTTGGCGACGTGGATTTCGGCATCCACCGCTCCGCGCAGGCTAGAATGCCCTCGAGCCCCGCGCGTCTCGTCCTTGCCGGAGTGATGGACGTACAGCGTCGAGCAGTTGAGCGTGCCCATGATCCGCCGACCGGCGTCGACCATCGCGCCCATGTCGGTGGACTCGTTCTCATCGCCGCCGCCCATCGCCGCGGCCAGCGTGTCGATGACGACCAGCGCAACCGGGCCGATTTCTGCCGCCGTCTGCTGCAGCTCGATGAGCAACGGGAACAGATCTCCGGTCTTGTCCCGCAGGTTGATCGTGGTCTGCAGGATGCGCATGGGCCCGAGGTCATCAGGCGACAGCCCGTGCTGAGCGAGATAGGCAGCCAGGCGGTTGCGCAAATGGCCCTCGCCCGCGAGATAGATGACGTTGCTCTTGGTCACGCGCGCCCCGAACCACGGAGCGCCGCGGGCCAGGGCGCCGGATAGGTCCAGCGCCAGGAACGACTTGCCACTTCCCGGCTGGCCGTAGATCACGCAAAGTCCTTGCTTTGGGATCACGCCGCGGACCAACCACCCGGGGGAAGGTTGAGCGAGCAACTCCCCCACCGACACCGGCTGCAGTCGCGGCGTGCGCTGGTCCTCTGGTGGCGCCTGCTTGAACTCTTCGCGTCGGGGCGGCACTTCGCCGTCCGGCGTTGGCTTGTCCCACATGCGCTGCCAGTAACGGATGCCCTGATCGCGCCCCTGCTGCGAGCCGTAGTCCCATCCGGTCAAGATCTCGATGATCTCGGGCAGCACAAACCCGGCGTCTTTCAGCATCCGGGTCATGCTCATGTCCCGGCCACTGCCGGAGACGTCATTCAAGCCCTCCGTGCTGCCTTCGTAGCGCGCCTTGACGCTCGGATGGGTAAGGAGGTGCAGATCAAGCCGTCGACGCAGCAGCAGCGATTCTATGGCGCCCAGCGTATACGACTTGGCGTCGGCATGCAGCAGCCGCGCCATAACCGGCTCGGCCGGGTAGCCCTTGGCCAGTTTCTCGGCGTTCGGGTAGTTGAGGGTTCCCGGCAGGCGCAGCACACGATCGCAGTTGAACGTGCTCGGGCCGTCGTATAGCTCGCCGACGCGCTGGTTGATCGACTCGTAGTGTTCGCGCAGCTCGGGCCGCGCCAGGTTGACCGGATGGGTCAGGCGCAACAAACCTTGGGCGCCGTGGCCGGAGTCAATGACGATCGAGCAAACGGCCGTCAACGTAGGTACTGCGACTCGCAGGATGTGCTCGCGGGACCGCTCGTAACCACCATGCGCCAGTGGCGACGGATCGCAGTCTGCCCACATGTAGACGCCGTCGGTCATGTCGCTCTTGCCGGCTTTCTTGTGCAGCACGCCGGATGCAGCGTTCGGCGTGAAGTAGCAGTTCATCCCGCTGTGATTGCGCTCATCCGCCCATGCAATGGCCGCGTCCAACTGTGCCGGCATGGAGAACGTGCGCCCGGTCGTGGGCTTGACCTTCGACGGGTCGATGACGACCAGTAGAATCGTTCCCTGTGGCCGGATGGCGATCAGCGCTGCGCGCAAATGGTCGCGATCAGGAACGAGGTCGGATGACTGAGTCAACATGGCCCCGATCTCTTTACGCTGCCGCCCGCATGCTCAACGCCAGCGCGGTCATTCGTACCGCGTCACCGCTCTTGATTGCGCTGGCGCCAAACCGAAGTACGGTCCATCCGGCGACGGCGGCGGCGTTGTACTTTGCCATGTCAGCCTCAAATCCGGCGCCGCGGGTGTGGCGCCCGCCGGTCCAAATGCCGCCCTCTGCCTCTACGGCCACGCGCAGCGCCGGCCAGGCGAAGTCGAACCGCCAGCGGCGAACCGAGTCGAATCGATACTCGCGCGTCGGTTCGGGCAGGCCGAGTGTGCGGCAGGCGACGAGGAACGCAGATTCTAAATCGCTCGGCGCCCTCACCGGCGATCCTCCGATGATTTACGTTGCCACACCGCGCGCAGGTTGATCTGCGGGTCCATCCACGTAGGGCGGAGCCCGGCTAGGGAGCGGCGGTCGCGGTAAGAAGAAGAGCCCCCGTCCGCGGAGGGACCGGCGTCAGCGGGAGGAGTGACCGCGCCGGGAGTGGCTGCTGCGTGCGGAGGGGGAGGAAGCATGGTCAGGGTCGATACTGCCGTGGCGTCCGCGAGGCTGCGGACACGATTCTGGCGGCATTGGCGCAGCGGTAACGCACGATCAGGCGGCGGCTCGATGCGGTGACTTGCCGCAGACAATCGGGGTGAGAATCTGAGGATCGGCCTTGAGAGCGCCGCCCGTCATCCGCTCAAGCTGCAGTTGTCGCAACGGTGGAACTGTTTCTTTCCACCCGGCGACGCTTGGCTGTTCGATTCCAAGAGCGCGCGCAAGCGCCGCTTGCGATCCGAAATGAGCGATTGCGTCTTTCGTGAGCATGTCGCGAGTGTAGGCGCACCTATTTTTCGTGTCAATAGGCGCACCGGAAACCCCCTGCGGCATATTCGCCGCATGAGTGCGGGTAAGAGAATTGAATCGTTACGATTGGCGCGCGGATGGAAGGGACCGCAGTTGGCCAAGGCGATGGGCATCGCGGCGATCAGATCCTGACTGCCGTCTATACGTTGATTGCAGTCGTCGCGCTGGCGGCGATCGCTATCCTCAACGAACTGCCGAAGAACAAGTAGCCGACGTTCTGCTTTCCCCCGAACCCGCCGCAGCGGGTTTTTTGTTTCCCCGTCGATATTTGTTAGGTGTCCCTATTGACATCTGCTTTAGGTGCGCCTATTCTCTCGTCCATGCCACCCGCTCCGGCGGGCCGGCAACGCAAGACCGAGACGGTAAGGCGCCACCGACATAGCCCCAATGCGTGAGTCCCCAGCGGCGGCAACGGCAAGCGGTCAACGGCATGTCTCGAAGCACGACGCCAAATGAACGAGGGAGACCATGAACACACGCATCTACGTCGTACACGACAAGCGGCGCCAACCGGAAGCCGCTCAATGAGCGTGGTACAAATCAAGTCCATATCCGGCGCCGTGCTGTTTGAGCAGGACGTGCCGGATGACGTAACGCAGCGCACGCGGGAAGCGCTGGTTGCCGCTTGCAATGGCGGCGCGGACCTGAGCGGCGCGTACCTGCGCGGCGCGGACCTGAGCGGCGCGTACCTGAGCGGCGCGAACCTGGGCGGCGCGGACCTGCGCGGCGCGTTCCTGGGCGGCGCGGACCTGCGCAGCGCGGACCTGCGCGTCGCGGACCTGAGCGGCGCGTTCCTGCGCGGCGCGGACCTGCGCGGCGCGTTCCTGGGCGGCGCGGACCTGCGCGGCGCGGACCTGAGCGGCGCGTTCCTGCGCGGCGCGTTCCTGGGCGGAGCAAAACTATCTGACGAGGACGTGGCTTCCAGCGTCGACTGCGTCGTGCAGTTGGGGCCAATCGGGTCGCGTGACGATTACATGTTGGTTTGGCAGACGAACAACGGGCTACGTGTAGTCGCCGGATGCTTTTACGGCACTGATGTTGCGTTTCTTGATGCTGTCGTCAAAACGCACGGCGATAACAAGCACGCCGTTGATTACCGCGCCGCAATTGAATTTGCGCGCATCAAGTTAATCCACACAGTAGCCGACGCTCAGTCAGACGTCGAACAAGCCTCATTGCGCGGGTAGGGCCATGACCTATGACGATGCCCACACAAGAAACATCGCCGACGCGGTCTCGGCGTTTATCAATCCGGCGGCGGCGGTGCATGTCCGCTCGCGGTGCGGCTGGTGCGAGGGCGCCGGGCACATCCCGCAATGGGACGGATGGAAGCACGTTGGCGACGTCCGATGCTCCCGCTGCGCCGGTCGGGGATTCGTATTGGTTGAAAAGGGGTCATGGCATGACTGACGAAGACGCCATTGTGTTTATCGCGGCGTGCGCTATCGGGACGATCGTCTGCGTGCTGTTCGCTCTCGGGGTCATCCAATGACCGCCGTCATCGACCTTCTGCTGCAGCGCGCGAAGTGGGCACATCCGGACAACGCCGCGAATCGTCGCAAATGGGTTGCTGCCGCGCGCTACTTGAGGCAGCGCGGTATTTGGATCATTGACGCGCGAGTGACGCGCAAGGGAGAGGCTGCATGAACGCACCCGAACACACGACCATCATCGCCACACTTGCGGCGGATTGGTTGACGCTCAAGAGGCTTGAGGACGAGGCCAAGGTAAAGCGCATCGAAGTTGAGGCCCTGATCTGCGCGGAGCTGCGCGACGGCGGCGACGAAGGCACCACGACCGCGAAGCTCGATACGCTCAAAGTCACCGTCACCCGCAAGATGAACCGCAGCGTGGATACGAGCGCGTTGCAAGCCGCGTGGACGACCCTGCCCGCGTTCGCTCAGGCCGCATTCACCTGGAAAGCGGACATCAGCCTGCCTTTGCTCCGCAAATTGCAGAACGACCACCCGGGGCTGTACGCCGACGCCGCGCGCTTCATCACGACGAAGCC